ACTTCGTCTAGCACTACATCTAATAATTCAACGGTTAGCGTGACAATTTCAGGAACAAACCTTACAAGCCCACAAGACACAGCCAACGCGGTAGTTAATAGCATTAAATACGGAAACGCTATAGCAACAAGCCCTTCAAGTTTAGCCTCAAAAGAAAGCGGCGCTATTGGGGCGGCATCTGTAAGAGCGCAACAAAAATTAGACCCCACTTACATTTCTATGAGGGCGCGTTAATATGACTATTACAACTCTTTATCAGTTCTCATTTGACGGGCAGACTTTTGGGGGCGCTGGCTCTCCTTATCAAATTTTAAGCGTAGATGGATTAGAGGGATTGCCGAGTCTGCGAGTTCAAGACGATAACAGGGGTTATCAAGACGGCATGTTTACTGGACAAGACTTTTTATCTGGGCGAACTATCTCTATTATTTTTAATACCTTTGGCTCAGGAGCGACTTCGGCGCAAACTAATTTTAATACTATTCAACAGGCTTTATTGCCACAACGATCAGGAACAACGCCGCTTTACTTCAAATTACCAACTGCCGCTACTGACCAATTTATTAACGCTCGCGTTCGTTCTCTCACTACCACCATTGACCCTAACTACACTTATGGATACATAACTTCGCAAGTCACTTTTTTCTGCCCAGACCCTAATTATTACGATACCGACCTTCAGACCACAACCCTTAATGTGGCCGCACCCCCAGGCAGAACCTATGACCGTGTTTATAATCTCGTTTATGGATTCGGGTCTTTGTCAGCCACTTCAGCCGTTACTAATAGCGGGTGGGCTACAACCTATCCAACTATTACAATTACAGGCCCGCTCAGGAATGCGATTGTGGGAAATGTGACCACCGATGAATACCTTTACTTTACCGGAACACTTATAGATACGGACACTCTTGTAATAGATTTATACAATAAACTTATCACCCTAAATGGCGCTACAGCGCGAAATCTTTTAATTGGAAATTCTGAGTGGTTTGATGCGCCGCCTGGAACTTCCCAGTATTATTTGACAGGAACCCTATCCGTACCTGGCACAACAACTTGTACCGTTGAGTGGCGTAACGCCTACATTTAAGGAGAAACATGGCACTAAGAACACCGCCTTCGTGGCTACAAAACGGTTCTCATCCGGCCGAGAATGATCGCCTCACTATGCAAGGCTTTATTGCGACAAGCGGCATTTTTACTTCCTCATCTTTAGAAATTGCGCAATCAGCAACGCCAGCCATGAGCGTTCAGGTTGCTACTGGATGGGGCGCAATAGTAGGCGACTATACGACTAATATGGGTGTTTATCAGTTTTATAACGATGCCGCAACAACCCTAACGGTTACGCCAGCGAACCCAAGTAATCCACGAATTGACAAAGTAGTTGTGACTATTTCTGATTCCTACTATACAGGCGTTACTAATACCGTAGCGTTTCAAGTTATCGCGGGAACTCCAGCAGGGTCGCCAGTAGCGCCCGCCACTCCAGTTATGTCCTTAGCGCTTGCGAATATTGCCGTAGCGGCTGGCGCAACATCTATAACCACCGCTAATATTACTGATCTTAGAACTTTAATCACAACAAACCTTCCCGTTGGCGACATAACAGCAGTAACCGCAGGAACGGGTTTAAGCGGCGGCGGCAGTAGCGGGTCTGTTACTGTTAGCCTCAGCGATGATACACTTGAACAATTAACCTGCTTTTTGATGGGAGCGATGTAAATGGCGACAACACCCAAAGTATTATTTAGAGGGGCGGCTACGACCACTACAACCACAACGCTCTACACAACCCCGGCTTCGACCACAACGATCGTGTCTAGTATTGCAGTTACTAATACAGCCTCAGCCGCCGGAACATACACTCTTTATTTAGGTGGAGTTTTATTAGCAGATGCAGTTTCTATTTCAGCCGACTCCACAGTTTTTATTGACCTTAAACAAGTGTTAGCCACTACTAATACAATTCAGGGTGGCGCATCCGCTACTACAATAAACTTTCATCTTTCTGGCGTAGAAATAGTATAGGGGTAAAAATGGGCGTTAGTTCAATTCCACCCAGCACAGGCGGCGGGTCAAACACTCCCGCATTCGCCGGAAACACCGTTGTTACGGGGATAAAAGAAAACGGGATTTATAGCACCGCTTTATCTGCTGGCAAATACGCCATACGAGTGAGCGGAGCGCAAAAGTTTGTTTTTGATTATTACGGAATAAATACAAGACGGGCTAGCACTAATTTAGTGCAAACAAATGCTATTCCTATGGGCGCTACTTATTATTTAGAACTGAATAATTCTGACACAATTACCTTAAGCGCTTCGGCTGACTCATACATGCTTAAACAATTTTACGATTTTGCCAATATTAGTGCCGTAGCGAATCCTGGAGTGTTGGCAAGCGGCACTATTGTTTTTGTAGGAAGAGATGCCTCTAACAACTGGTACGCAACAATTTCTACAGACGGAATTACTTGGAGTTCATCTGCTCCAGCGACAGTAGCCGCTATAAGCGTTGCTGGCACCGTTCTTTATGGCGGTAAGTTATTAAGCAACGCGTTATTTTACGGCGCTAATGTCGGAAGCGCCGCACAAGCGGTTCTCATAAGATCAACAGACGGGATAACTTGGAGCACTATTGCACCAACAGGTTTTCTTGGAAGCATTTTAGCCGTTTCTCATGGCGGCACAGGAGTAAATAATTATCTAGCGATTTCAGAAAACACCTCAACACTTAATCGCAATGTTGCCTCTTCGGCAGACGGATTAACTTGGACGACAAGAGCGGCGGGTATTACAGCGCAACCAAACGCTTGCGCTTCATCTTCTACTGCTCATGTGATCGTTACCAGCGCCGGAAGTACAGGCGCTAACATTTACAGTTCAACAGATAGCATTACTTGGGCGGCGAGAACTTCACCTACTTCTTCTATTTCATACAATATAGCGTGGGGAAATGGAAGATTTGTCGCTCCAACAGACAACGGCGATGTAATTTACTCTACTGACGGAACAACTTGGAGTTTTGGAGTTCAAGCAAAACCCACTATTACTGCGGGAACTAGCAACAACACCATTATTTCAGCCAACAATTATAATTCAACCTTCATATTTGCTGATGGGTATTTTTGGTGTACAACCACCCACCAATGGGCTGCATCAGTAAACAGCATGGCTTTTTCAACTGACGGAATTACTTGGGATCGTACTTATTTTAATACTGCTCCTTCGCAAAGCACTTCCGCTTGGGGTCCTAACGCACAGGGAACTCCTACCTATCTAAATTACTCTAGTGTTTACGGAAGTATATTTGGCGCTACCTCTACTTACCAAAGCACTGCTAGCAGAGTAGTAATTGTTGTGCCAAAACCTATTTATGTTGAAATTTACAATGTGTCAGGAACAACGCTCTAAGGAAGGCAAAAATGGAAGGTAAGCGTCATGTTAATTTAATCGTATTAACGCCTGGTCACTCAGCGACTAGCGATTACATACAGTCATTACTCTCAACGATCAATTTATTTAATGAAAAACAAATTATCTGGGCGCACTCAATGTCTTATGCTTCTCATGTCGGAGATGCTAGAGAAATGACTTTGAGCGGAAATGCTCATAACACTTTAGATGAGTCAAGACCTCTTAGGGGTGAAATAACCTACGACAAACTGCTATGGATAGACTCAGACATTAGTTGGAAACCTGAAGATGTTTGGAAACTTTATCAAAGCGACAAAGACATAGTAGGCGGCGCGTATTTATTAGCAAATGGCTCTGTTGCCGCATACCCAGTACTTCTGGAAAGGGGGTACACCCCGCAAGAAATCCTAGAACTAAAAGATGTAACCAAAATTGGCGGAATAGGATTTGGCTTTATCTGCGTAAAACAGGGGGTATTTGAGAAATTGTCGCGCCCCTGGTTTCAGTCTGCCTGGGCCACCCATATTGACAAAGACGGGGTATCTACCGATTTCCCAATAATGGGCGAGGATTTATCTTGGTGTAAGCGAGTAACTGATTTGGGATACGAAATTTGGCTTGACCCTAGTGTTAGACTTACGCATCAAAAGACGATGAAACTAGAATGGGAGTTTTTCAATGAGTCCTAGATTTATTTATAAAATAGGCGACAATAACGAAGTGTCTATTTTTGATACAGAAAACCCTAATGAAAATGGCGCGCCAAACATTTTTCAGGCCCATGTTCCTAATGGATACGACACTTTTGAGAGCGAAGCCCAAGCAAAAGCCTGGGCCGAAGAGTTGATAGAGAACATGCTCAAACCGCCAGTTCCCTCAAAACCGATTAAAGAAATCGCGGCTGAGGTGATTGACACCGCTACGGGTGAAGAGTGACCTCTTATAGGTACTTATTCGCCGACCTGGTAACAAACGAGATCATTGGAGAATTGCCGCTTACTGGGGTTCAATTTACTCAACAATTAAATCAGGCTGGCACTTTTAACGGGCATCTTTTGCTTTCTGGCATAAATGCCGATAATTTTAATGTGACGGCTTCTACTATTCCTGGCCGAAATGCTATTTATGTGGATAGGAACGGAATTTTGATTTGGGGCGGCATTATTTGGGCAAGATCATACTCTAGCGCCGCGCAGGAATTGAGTGTTACAGCCAGAGAATTTGAATCGTATTTTGAGCGCCGCAGGATAAACACAGATTTAGATTTTGTGAATGTGGACCAACTTTCTATTGCTCAAACTCTAGTTTCTACAGCACAAGGTCAGCCTTATGGAGATATTGGAATTGTAATTGGAGCAGAAACTTCTGGAGTTCTGCTCAGTCGCTCGTATTACAGTTATGAATTAAAAACCGTCTATTCGGCGCTACAAGATCTATCGCGTTCAGAAGACGGATTTGATTTTAACATCTTAGTTGCCTATAACGGTGCTGGTACACCAACCAAAACTCTCAATTTAGGCTATCCGCGAATAGGTACAGTTTATTCAGTTAATGATCCTTACGCTACATTTTTTGAGATGCCAGGCAACATAGTTGAATACGAATATCCTGAAGATGGGGCGGTAGCCGCTAATAAAATTTATGCTTTAGGCGCTGGCTCAAACGAGGGAAAGTTGATTTCAATACAAGAAGATGCCGCTAAGTATTCTGAGGGGTGGCCATTATTAGAGGAACAGGCTAATTATTCTGATATTACAGACCAAGCGTATTTAGACCAATTAGCCCTCGGCCAAGTAAATGCGGTTTCGTATCCCCCTACAACAATTCGCATAGTTGTTCCTGCTTACGCTGAACCTGTTTATGGCACTTACGCAATCGGCGATGATGCAAGACTTCGTATTACAGATAGCAGATTTCCCGACACTCTTGACGAAATCTATAGAATTGTAGCCATAAATGTGACCCCTGGAGAAAATGGGCCTGAGCGCGTGACGCTTACCTTAACCCAAACTACGAATTGAGAAAAAATGGCTTACATAAATCAACCACCTGATCTTAGAACTATTTTTTCAGATTTAGACCAACGCCTTAAAAAACTAGAAACAGCCGCGCGATTTACCTTTCCTAATGTAACATCAGACCCTACAAACCCGCGTATTGGAGATGCCTGGCTAAACACAACGACTAATCAGGCGAAAATCGTGGATTCGACCGGAACAGTAAGGGTATTAACATGGACTTAAACGAGTGGGTAGGCGTTAGCGTAGGTGTTTCCACACTCATAGGCTCGTTGGCTATGGGGGTTCGTCATTTAGTTAAACACTACCTTGCTGAATTAAAGCCTAACGGCGGCTCCAGTATCAAAGATAAAGTCAAAGATATTGATGATAAGGTGAGTAAATTGGAAGGCAGAATAGATGAAATCTACAAATTCCTCATTAAGTAATCCGCTAGAAATTGCGAGATCATTCCTCAATTATGCTGAGGGCGACAACAATGACACGCTATTCGGTAAATGGTACGGCTTAAATAATCAGCCTTGGTGTGCCATGTTTGTATCTTACTGTTTCGCTGAGGCTGACCAAGTAAAGCAGGTAGCGGCATCTACAAAAAAGGGTTTTGCCTCTTGCGATGCCGGATTAAAGTGGTTCGCTAAAAAAGGTAAATTAGTACCCATTGGTGATGCTCAGCCTGGCGACATAGCATTTTTCCAATTTGACAATGATGCGCAACCCGACCATGTTGGTATTGTGGAAAAGAACGCCACAAAGCGCAAACTTTTGATTTGCGTAGAGGGTAATACCTCGCCGGACATAAAAGGCTCTCAGTCAAACGGGGGCGGCGTGTATCGCAAGAAGCGAGCATACGCAACGATCATGGCCGTAGTTCGACCTTAGGAGATAAAATGACAAAAGCCCAAAAAGATGTAGTTAAGTCGGCTCTGCGCCACTTCGTACTAACAGCCTCAGCCGTTTATGCGGCAACAGATGGAGATACAAAGGCATTTCTATTTGCTCTAGCCGCCGCTCTAGTCGGCCCAGGAATCCGCGCTATTGATAAGAATGACCCTGCTTTCGGCAAAGTCGCTGATGCAGTAGAGGAAATACTGAAAAAGAAAAGTACTCTGCGCTCAGGAGGTAGTATGGGCTTATCAGAAACAATAAAAGGAATTACTAAAACTATGCGTACTGGTTGCGCATACATGGCCTTGTATCAAAGTCTAAATAAAGAAGACCAAAAAGCCCTTGATGATGCCTGGGCTAGAGGCGTACCTACAAGCCTAATCGTAAAAGCACTCAGGCAGGAAGGTCATAAGACTTCTACGGATTCGGTCAGGGCGCATCGAAAGGGAGAATGTAAATGCCCCAAAAGATAAGCGCGCTACAAAAAATTATGGAAGATCGCCAGGAAATCTACGGTGATGCTGAGGATAATTTTCGGGCTATTGGGCGTATCTGGGGCGCTCTTTTACAAATAGAAGATTTAGAGCCTCATGTTGTCGCTCTTATGTTTGATGCCGCTAAATCAGTTCGGGCTATGAAAAATCCTGAACACGAAGATAGTTGGCTAGACAAAATGGGCTACACGCTTCACGCGACTACGATCATTCGAGAAAATGCTAAAAGACAAATTTGACGATTTGCCTGAGGGTGTAGAAAGTAGCGATGTTAAAGAATTACGACAGGCACTAATTCGCTTACAGAAAAAACTCAAAACGGCAAAAGCCAGGACAGACGAAATGGCCGAGGCTACGCGCCAGGCGGCTTATGATGCAATGCTCAGCATGGGGCCTATTCCCCCAGTAGCAGGGCCGCAACCTAGCAAGAGTCGCAAGACCCCAGAAGCCGCTCTTTGGCATCTCACCGATTGGCAGGGCGCTAAAAAAACAACAACTTACGACAGCGAAATAATGCGTAAGAGAGTTATGTCTTTCGCTGAGAAGGCCATACGCATCACAGAGATTCAGCGAGCCGACCACCCAGTTCGCGAATGTCACATTCTCTTTGGTGGCGACATGATTGAGGGTTTATTTAATTTTCCTGGACAGGTATTCGAGATAGATTCCACGCTATTTGAGCAATATGTAAATGTATCGCGCCTATGTGTAGATGTTGTCCGTTATGCCCTAGAGAACTACGAAAAAGTGACGGTTGTGGCTGAGTGGGGCAATCATGGCCGTATAGGGTCAAAACGCGACACCGTTCCAAGATCAGATAATTTTGACCGTATGTGTTATGAACTAGCGCGCCAATTACTAAAAGGCGAGAAACGATTAACCTGGGAAGATAGCCCAGAGGATATTCAGCGCGTAACGATCGGAAACTACAAAGCGCTTCTCATACATGGTGACGAAGTAGGGCGCAATGGTTTTGCTAGTCCAGCCGCAATAGTTCAACACATGAATCGCTGGCGTTCCGGCGCGTACTCATGGGATTTTAGAGATGTTTATATTGGCCACTACCACACACACGCCGAATGGCCAATGGCTAATGGACTTGGCTCGGTTTATCAAACGGGAAGTACCGAAAGCGATAATCGTTATGCTGGAGTTATGTTAGCCGCGAGCGCAACGCCTTCTCAGCGACTTCACTTCATAGACCCACAAAAAGGCCGAGTAACGGCGGCTTATAAAATCTGGCTTGACTAATGTGCCGAAATTGTGGCGATTGCGCCAGAGAACACGGGCCGACAATAGATGAGCAAGTAGATAACGCTGACATTTTGCCATTATGAATTGCCGCCACATTTATGAGTATGTTCATTCTCCAATATGCCCAGATTGCGGAAAAGATACTCATGAGCCTAATTGGGAAGAGATAAATAAATACAATAAAAAATGGCTAAAAGAAAATCCTAATGCCTGGAGAGAAGTTGGTTGGTGGTCAATATAACGAAATCGTTATAAAAAACTTTATAAATATGCTTGACCTTGCCTAAGTCCGAATGTAGATTAGGACTAACGAAAAGGGCCTCAGGCCCAGAAAGGCAAGACAATGGGCGACAGAATCATCTATAACATAAAGCAAAAAGACGGAAAGTATGTATCTCTTTACTCACATTGGGGCGGCTCAACTGGTCTGAATGATCTAGCCAAAGCAATACAAAAAGCAGAACCTCGCTGGTCTGACGAAACATATTGCGCTCGCATCATAACCTCGCAACTCGTAGGCGATAACTGGCAAGATGTTTTAGGTTTCGGCCTCTGGGCCTCAGACGAACCCGCTCAGTACGAAAAGTGGTATGTAATTGACATTCAACGCCAGGTAGTTCAGGGCGAAGATGCGCCAGCCCCAATTAGTTTCGAGAGGCTGGTAGAGCAACATGCGTAGATTTGATTGCCGTAAGTGTGGAGAACGGGCCTATAACTGGCCAGCCTGGATAGCAATAAATGGCGAAATCTGCGAAGACTGTTTTGAGAAACAAGAAGTTAATGCGTTGTAGGAAATGTAATATCGTCTATTTCCGACACGAAGACGGCTGGGATATTTATAAAGCCGAAGACTGCTATGAGATAAATGGCCACCTAGTTCCTCAATGGTTCGACAACGCTATTGTCGAAGATGCCCCAAGTAAAAAATCCGCTCGCCAGGAGTGGGAGAGTTATCACATTCCCCAGTTAGGAATCTGTTTAGTATGACCAAATATAAG